AATTTAACTCCACAAAATCAAGCACAAACAGGTATAGAAGCTGCTATTACTATTACTAGCGGTGGTATTGCTATGAGTAGTGGTGGCTATGTTAAAGGTGGGCAAACAGCCTATAACACTGGTACAGGTTTCTTTCTAGGCTACTCAACTGATAACTATAAATTTAGTATAGGTAATCCTAGCGGGCAACGAGTTACCTGGGATGGTAGTACTTTTACTATAGTTGGTACTATAGATACAACTAGTACAATAGCCGGAACTAATGCAGGTACTGTTGTAAGTAATGCCGCCACCGGTGCTAGCGCTGCAACCACCGTAGCTACTAAATTAAATAAAAATGCTAGTGATACACTAACAGGTGCAATAAATGTAACTACTAGTGGTGGTTTTGTCGCGGGAACACTAACTTGGGATGCTACAGGTACTAGGACTGGCGGATATGGAATAGCTATGACTGCTAAAGGCCTTGTAGGGTTTGATAGTAGCGGTAATAGTACTTTTAATATATCTGCAACGGATGGTAGTGCTACTTTTAAAGGAGCAATTGCTAGTGGTTCTACTATAAGCGGAGCTACTGTAGTAGGTGGGACAATACAAACTGCTACTTCTGGTCAAAGATTAGACATTAATAATTCTGGTAATTTTACTATTGGCTCTACTACAATCTCAGGTCTTGGAAAAATAGTAGTATTAAATAGTAGTAATAGTGTATTAGCTACTTTTGGTGGAACAGGCACTAATACTACTAATAGTACAGGATACACAACTGCAGATCCTTTGCTTTCAATGTATGTACCCGCTTTAACTACTACAGCAGTATATTTTGCTCAAAGTATGGTTATACCAGCCCCAACATATGCAATTCCAAGTAATCCATTTTCGGGAACTATTGGAATACAAACATATAAGACCGGAGTGGGGGCTTTAGATAAAGGTAAACAAGTAGTAAATATAGGTAGATATACTAACGATGGTAATAATAATGAAGGTTTATATGTACTTGCAAATGGGTATAATTCTCCTCTTACATGTAATGTAATAGCAGAAATAGGCAGTGTTTATAGAATTAGTGCTACTGAAGAGTATTGTTTAGGTGCTGATTTTTGGACTACCGATGGAAATTCTAGTGCAACTGAAAAACGTGTACAAATATGTAAAAGTAGTAGTGATGGTAGTGGAAGTGGTGGAGCAGCTATTAATATACTTAAAGGTGCTTTTATTCATAACGGTGTTACCATTGCTACTCCTCCTAATAATACCACTACATATTTACGAGGAGACGGAACCTGGCAAAGCTTTTTAGGCACTATTGCAGCAAATTATGTTAAGAATGGTAGCGTTGCTTCAAATGCTATTGAAGTCCGCTGGAGCGGAACTAAAGCACAATTATATATAGATAATACCTATATATCCAATGGATTCGAAGCTTCTAGCACCGGTGGCATAGCAAATGCTTATGCAAATATTACAGATGGAACTACTACTGCTGCAGCAAGTGCCAGCGATACATTTAAATTTAGAGCTGGTACAGGTTTAAGTGTAGTTGTTGGAAGTAACGATGCTACTCATGGTGATAATGTATTAATTACAAATACGGGCGTAACCAGTTTAACAGGTACTAGTAATCAAGTTACTGTAAGTGCTAGCACAGGTGTCGTAACATTAAGCTTGCCGCAAAGTATTAGCACTTCAAGTAATGTACAATTTAATAGATTAGGTGTTGGAATAGCTCAACAAGGTGTAGACGGTAGAATTGATGCTAGCAACGATATTGTATCGTATTCCAGCTCTGATCGTAATCTAAAAACTAATATACAACCAGTTACAGATCCAATAAACAAATTGTTTAAGCTTAGTGGAAATACATTTACTTGGAAACCAGAATTAGAACATTTACATGGTTATAGTGGTAACGATCTTGGAGTAATTGCTCAGGAAGTAGAAGATATATTTCCAGAAGCTGTTAGAACAAATACTAATGGTTATAAATCTGTAAGATATGAAAAATTAATACCTTTGCTTATAGAAGCTATAAAAGCCCAACAAGAGCAAATTGATAAATTAATAAAGCTGGTAGAGGGGAAGTAAATGCCTCTACCAACTACAAATTTAGGTTTAAGTAATATTCAGGCAGAATTTGGTGGTACTAATCCAGCAGCATTATCAGAGTATGTTCGAGGTGGTAGCTATGTGTCTAATCAGGTAACAGGTATTAATACAACTTTAAGTAACTTAGCACTAAGTCAATTTAAAAATAAAACAAAAGTAAGCATATCAAATAGTTCTAGTACTGTTAATGAGGGAAGTTCAGTAACCTTTACAGTAACAACAGCAACAGTATCTAACGGCACAGTATTTTACTGGGCAGCAATTAGTACTACTGGTGCAACAGCTACAGATATTCTGGGAGATAGTCCTCTTGGTTCTATAACAATAAATAGCAATTCTGCTACTATAACTCTGTCTGTCAAATTAGATACAGATACTCCTGAAACTGGAGAAAGTTTTGCTATACGTTTATACTATACCCAAAGTGATAGAGACAATTTTATAAACGAATTTGCACAATCAAATACTGTTAGTATTAATAATGCTACATATTCTATATCTCCTGCAAGTAGCAACGTTAATGAAGGAAATTCTCTTACTATTAATGTAACTACTAGTAATATAACAGACTCTACTACCCTATACTGGACGATTAATCATACTACTACATCAAGCAGTGATTTTTCTATAAATAGTGGTAGTTTTTCCATTGTCTCTAATAGTGGCAGTTTTTCTGTAGGCCCATTAGCTGATCAGGTTACTGAAGGTGCCGAAAGTTTTACAGTAAGTATAAGAGCTTATAGCACTACCGGCACTGTTTTAGCAACCAGTAGTAGTATTACCATAAATGATACAAGTACAACACCTAGTGCTAGTGCCACATTATCGGCAAGTCCTACAAGTATTACTAGTGGTGGTGGCAGCACCCTTAGTTGGACTACTACTAATGCAACTAGTGCTAGTATTGATAATGGTGTAGGTAGTGTAAGCACTGGTAGCAGTAGTACAACAGTATATCCAACTAGTACTACAACGTATACAATTACTCCTTACTATGGGGGAACGGCAGGAACTACTGCTAGTGCTACTGTAACAGTATATCCAGTTGCTAGCAGTACATTGTCAGCTAGTCCTACTTCAATTGTATCCGGTAATAGTAGTACTTTAAATTGGACAATGACAAATAGTAGTTTAGTTTTTGGAGGAGTTATTAATCCTGGAAATATTAGTGTAAATGGAAGTAGTGGGAGTATAAGTGTTTCACCTACTACTACAACTACTTATACTATTACGCCCTATAATGCTCTTAATTCTGCTGGAACAACTGCTAGTGCGACTGTAACTGTAACTGAACCACCTCCTAATCCCCAGATTAGCAGCGTATCAATGTCTTCAGCTAACTCTTTAAGAAATGGTGCTAGTTATACATTAACAGTTACACGAAATGGCACTTATAGTACAGCCGATAATATTACATTAGTATTTGATCAAAAAGCTCCAAATAACTTTTATAGTACTTTTGGTCCTAATAATCCACCACAGTTAGTTACAATAGCCAGCAATCAAAGTAGTGGAACATATAATGGCACAGTAAATGGTGCAGCTTTACAACATAATGCAACTATTACTGCTACAGGATCGTATAGCTCTGGATCAGCTGTTTGGACAGGAAAAATAGGTGGAGATGCTAGCACTGGTGTTAGCTATGTTTCGTTTAATGTCACCAACACTAACTATGCTCAAGCCAATACTACAGATGTTAGTATCTATCTGATTAGTGGTCAAACTCTACAGGCCGGAACAACTAATTTAAGTGGTACTACTTCCAGTGGCGATACATATATTCGTTTATTAGATAGTGGCGGCACTACAGTAGCCTCTAACGATGACTATAGCGGAGTAGCATCTTATTTTTCATATAGTGTTACAACAACAGGAACATATACTTTAAAATTCGGTGCTTATTCATCAGGATCAGCAAGTGGTACTGGTGGCTATGTTATTAGTTAATACTTAAAAAATTTAAATAACAAAATTACTATGATGGTATAACCAGTTTCACTAAACCAGTTTATAAACTACATTTAAAGTCGGCAAAAAACACAACAAGTATTATCCTATACCCTGTTCAACCATGTTGGGCAGGGTATTTTTTCTAGTTGACAAGCTCATGCCCTTGTGTTATAATATACAAGTGTTAAAAAGGTTTGAGTATTTTTACTTATTATAGCGTTACTATTATGAAATAAGTATTAATTAATTAAATAAGTAGTTAAATATGAGAATTGTTGCCTGTTGAAAGGAGCCGTAATGGTTGAGGTAGAAAATCATAGCCTGGTACAGACCATTAGTGTAGCGGCTATGGCAATAATCGCGTTATCAGTAGGTGTGCAAAAATTATTAAAAGATTGGCGAAGTACTGACGCTGAAACGAGCGTCATTAAAATGATGCATGAAGAGCTTGAGCGGATGGGCCAACAAAATAGTAAGCTAACTGAAGAATTAACTAAATTACAATTAGATATAGTTGAGTTAAATAATCAGTTAACTAAACTTAATATTGAAAATAATAAGTTGCAAGAAGAAATTGCAGCTCTTACTACGGAGCTGAATAGTTTTAAGAAACTAGCGGCTCTTAGAAAGGTAAAGGTGTAATATGACAATGACACCAGCAAAAATAAACTATAAAGTATATCAAGGTAGTACTTTCCGCGAAACTTATAGATGGGAATCTCAGACAAAAAGTTATGCAAATATAAGTGGAATTAGTAAAACAGCACCCTGTATAATTACCACTGATGCTAATCATAGCATACCAATTAATTGGCGAGCTAGGGTAACCGGTGTAAATGGTATGAAAGAGATTAATCAGCTTAGCGAAGATGATTATTATTTAGTTACAGGCGTAACCAATAATACTTTAACCCTAAATCATGTAAATAGTAGCGCGTATACAACATATACTAGTGGTGGAGTTGTAGAATGGAATACTCCTGTGCCACTATCAGGATATACTGCTCAAATGCAAATTAGAGAAACAATAGATAGTACTACTTCTATTGTAGAATTAACTAGCACAAATGGCGGAATCACTATTAACCCTACAGATTATACTATTACCGTCAATATTAGCGCAACTCAAACCCGTTCTTTTACATTTCCTACAGCTGTATATAGTTTAGAATTAACAGATAGTGGCGGTATTGTAACCACATTTTTAACTGGAAATCTAACATTAGTATCTGAGGTAACTAGATGAGCACATCAGCTACAGTTGTAACGGAAAAAGTATCTCCAATAGCTACAACAACTAATACTACAAAAACTGTTGTAACGGAGAAGAACAATACAGTAGTTATAGACAATAAACAGGCCACCATAGTATTAACGGGGTTAATGGGTCCTGCCGGTGTAAGTACACTACAAGGTTTAAGTAATGTTGATGTAACAAATTTAACAAATGGTGGAGTTTTAGTCTATAACAGTACCTCGCAGAAATGGGTAGCAACAACAACGCTTGATGCCCAGAATATGGAAGGCGGATACTATTAATCGGAGATTTACAGATGGCTTCAATAATTCGCATTAAGCGTTCTAGTTCATCATCTGCCCCAACAACTCTAGGTAATGGCGAGTTAGCATATTCAGCGGGTAGTGGTACACAAGCAAATGGTGGAGAGCGACTTTATATAGGTTTTGGAACAGAAGTTGCTGGTAGTGCACCACAATTTATAATTGGCGGTAAATATTTCACTGATCTGTTAGATCATACCCACGGTACTCTAACAGCAAACAGTGCTTTAATTGCTGATAGTGATAAAAAACTAGATAATTTAAAAGTAGATAATTTAGATTTAAATGGTAATACATTAAGTAGTACTGATTTAAATGGAAATATAGTATTATCACCTAATGGAACAGGATATGTAACCGTTAGCGGTACTAATGCCTTAGTAATTCCCAGTGGAACTACTGCTCAACAAGGCCCTGGGGTTGCCGGCAGTATTAGATTTAATACTACTACTAGTCAATACGAAGGATATAATGGTAGTAATTGGACTAGTATGGGTGGAGTACGTAGTGTAGACGGTTTAACCTACATTACAGCTGAAAGTAGCCCAGGAGCAAGTGATGATATTATTCATTTTTATGCCGCTACTGGAGTTAGTACTAGTGTAGAAGTAGCCCAATTAAATTCTACTAAATTTAACTTATTACAAACAACAAACAGTATAGATACTACTACTGGTGCTTTAACCGTAGCTGGTGGTGTAGGTATAGGCGGAAATCTATATGTTGGCGGTAATAATATTATCACTGGTAATAGTAGTGTTACCGGCACGTTAGGTGTTACAGGAAATACTACATTAAGTGGTACATTGGGAGTTACTGGAAATACTACATTAAGTGGTACTCTAACAGTTACAGGTGGAATAACACTAAGCTCAACGGCAAATGTTGTAGGTGATTTTAGTGTTAATACAAATAAATTTACAGTTCAAGCTAGCAGTGGCAATACAACAGTTGCAGGAACATTAGGTGTTACTGGAGCAACTAATTTAAATAGCACACTTGCTGTAACAAGTGATTTATCAGTTAATACCAATAAATTTACAGTTCAAGCTAGCAGTGGCAATACAACAGTTGCAGGAACATTAGGTGTTACTGGAGCAACAACATTAAGTTCAACAGCTAATGTTGTTGGAGATTTTAGTGTTAATACAAATAAATTTACAGTTCAAGCTAGTAGTGGTAATACAACGGTTGCTGGCGATTTAACAGTTGGCGGTACCCTTAATAGTGATGATATTACTTCTACAAATATAAGTATAAGTGGCAATGCTACTATTACTGGAAATTTGACTGTACAAGGTACTACAACCACAGTTAATTCAACAGCTGTAGCAATTAGCGATGTTAACATAACTTTAGCAAAAGATGCAACTAATGCAGCTCAGGCAGATGGAGCTGGTTTTACTGTGGCAGGAGCTGGTGCATCACTATTATACGTTAGTGGAACCGATGATTGGACATTTAATAAAAATGTAAATATTCCCAATTTAACTGTAAATGGTCAAATAACTGGCAATGCTAGTAGTGCTACTAAATGGGCCACTGCTCGCGATTTAAGTTTAACTGGAGATGCAACAGCCACATTAGCAGGTGTAGATGGAACTGCAAATATTAGTGCGGCTATTACGTTTGCAACTGTAAATGCTAATGTTGGAACTTTTGGGAACTCTACTACTGTACCAACATTTACAGTAAATGCTAAAGGACTAATAACTGCAGCTAGTCATACGGCTATTCCTACTGCAACTACATCAATTAACGGATTAGCTAGCTTTGATAATACTAATTTTACAGTTACTAGTGGCTTAGTTGCTATAAGTGTTATTGATGGCGGAACATACTAAGGAACTATGATGGGAACAGTTATTAAACTCAAACGTAGTCCTGTATCAGGAACGATACCACTACCTGCGAATCTTGAATTTGGAGAAGTGGTATTAAATTATGCTGATGACGTATTGTATTTCAAAAAACCAGATAATACTATAGGTAGTATTACTAATGCTGCTGGAGGCGGGTCTGCTTTAATACAAACAATTGCCGAAGAAAAAGCTATTATGATGGCCATAGCATTAGGATAATGCTATGGCTACAGAATTTAAAAGCTATATTTATAATAATATAGGATCGACATTAGTAACAGTTTTTACAGCACCAGAAAAATGTGTAATTATTGGTCTAATTGCTAGTAATATTTATGGATCAGTAATGCCAATTAGTCTAAAAGTAAATAAAGTGGCCGGCGGAAGTTCATTTATTGCAAAAAATCGAAGAATAGAGTCAGGTCAATTTTGTGATTTTATGCAGGGTAATAAATTAATTTTAGAAACTGGTGATTATCTTTCAGCGATTGCCGGAGATACGTCAGCTTTTGATTTGACTGTATCAGTACTTAAAGGAGCCACATAATGGCAGGAATTTATAGTGGTTATAATGTTACTACTGGGCACGAATATGCTGACAAAGTATTTTATGGGTTTAGATTAGACGCACCTAATGGTCAACTATATTATGATTTTAATAATGGGGTAGCAGGTGTTCCGGTAAAAATACCTGATCCATATGCTACAAGTGCAGAAGATTATTTATTTTACTTTTGGTCTAGTGATACTATTAAATTTTCAATTAGTTCTGAGGGCCGCCTTTTAATGGAGTACAAATAATGTCACAGATTTTAGATCTTGGAAAAATTAGATTCCAGTTTAAGGGCGAATGGAGCGCTGGAACTGAGTATCAATTTAATGACGTTGTAAGTTATAAAGGTATAGCTTACGTTTATATTAGTACAGCAAAAACAACAGGTACAGTTACTTCTAATAGCATTTATTGGGGTAAAATGACTAGTGGTAGTGAGTTTGCTGGTACATGGTCAAATGCTACTACTTATGGTTTAGGTAGTATTGTAAAATATGGTGCTAATCTATATATTTATACAGCAACAGCAGCATCTAGTGGATATTTACCCACAAATACTACATATTGGACATTATATGTTCCTGGTTGGAATTATGTGGGTGTATGGAGCAATGCAACTGCTTATAAAATTGGCGAAGTAGTTAGCTATGGTGGAAATACTTACATAGCCGTACAAGATAGTACAGCACAAAATCCAGATAATAATGTTAGTTACTGGACTTTAGCTATACAAGGTTTCCAATATGAAGGAACATATAATTCTGCTACAGCATATCAAAAGAATGATTTAGTAAGTTATGGTGGTAATACATATATTGCTATTACAAACACTACTGGCAACTTACCAACAAATACTACATATTGGAATGTTTTTGCTACCGGTTTCAAGTTTGAAAGTGCCTGGACTAGCGCAACAGCATATCAGCCAGGAGATGTAGTTACTCATGGTAATCAAGTATATATTGCGGTTACTGAAAGCACCAATCAGAATCCGGATAATAATCCTACTTATTGGAGCAGTTTTGTTCCTGGAATACAATGGGAAGGATATTATTCGGCTGGAACAACATATCAAAAACGTGATATTGTTAGTTATGGTGGTAATACTTATATTGCTAAAGATTCTACGACCGGTAATTTACCAACAAATACTACATACTGGGAAGTATTTGTAAATGGATTTAAGTTTGAAGGAACTTGGAGTAGTGCAACAGCTTATCAACCTGGTGATGTAATTACATATGGTAATATAGTTTATATCGCTGTTATAGAAAGTACAAATCAAAATCCTGATAATAATCCAACATATTGGTCAACTTTTACACCGGGTATCCAATATGAAGGTGTATATAGTAATGCTACCAGCTATCAAAAAAGTGATTTAGTTACATATGGTGGAAATACTTATATAGCAAAAACCAATACTACCGGTAACTTACCTACAAATACTACATATTGGGATTTATTTGCTAGTGGATTTAAGTTTGAAGGTGCTTGGGATAATGCAACTGCTTATCAACCAGGTGATGTAATTGCGCATGGTGGTAAGGTTTATATTGCCGTTATAGAAAGTACTGGAGTTACCCCCCCAAATTTAACTTATTGGTCAGCATTTGCTGATGGACTACAATACGAAGGTACATTTAGCCTTGCTACGTCTTATCAAAAGAATGATATTGTAGTTTATGGTGGTACAAACTACATTGCTAAACAAGATACAAGCGGTAATTTACCAACAGATTCTACCTATTGGGAAATATTTGTACAAGGGCTTAGCGTTAAAGGAACATATTCTGCTTTAACAAGCTATGTTCCAGATGATCTAGTTAATTATGGCGGAAATATTTATAGAGCCATAGCAAATACCAATAATAATTTACCTACAAATACTACATATTGGACCCTATTATTAGAAGGTTTCAAATATATAGGTAATTGGCAGAGTGCAGTAGCTTATAAGATTAATGAATTAGTAACATATGGTGGTTCTTTATATAGAGCTATAGTTGATAATACCAATGTTAATCCAAAACAAAGCGCTACTTGGACTAAATTAACTTATGGTTTCAAAAATAAAGGAACCTGGATTAGTGCTATTAGCTATGAGTTAGATGATGTTGTAACATATGGTGGTAATACTTTTATAGTTATTGATCCACATGTATCTTCAGTTTTTGAAACAGATCTAGCAGCAGCTAAACTACAAAAATTATCTAGTGGTATTCGTTGGAGAGGAAACTGGACTAGCACCGAAATTTATGTAAAAGATGATGTAGTAAAAGATCCGCTAGGCAGTGCATATATTGCTACTAGCGAACATACTGCTGGAGCATCATTTACTACCGATTTAAATGCTGGTAAGTGGACATTATTTGTTTTAGGCGGTAGTGATATATTACCAGCAATTTATGCAGCTGATACTGGTCAAAGCTTAACAGTACAAGCAAATGGTATAAATATAGCATGGTTAGGTGCTACAGAAAGTGCTAATGTATACTGGGTTGCACCACATGGTACAGATTCAGCAACCTCTGGAAAAAATTTAGCAACACCTTTTGCTAGTATTAAATATGCTACTCAACAATGTGCTCCAGGTGCAACAATATTTGTTAAAACCGGTAATTATTATGAGCAATTACCTATTACTGTACCCAATAATGTAGCTATTGTTGGTGATAATCAGCGTACTGTTATTGTTGCCCCTAAAGCGGGCTTAAGTGATGATGGAGTAACACCTAATAATCAATCTACTATGTTTTTAATGAGTGATGGTAGTATACTCAATAAAATGACATTTAAAGATATGACTGGCTGGGTACCAGGATCCACCGCTAGCGATGTAACTACAAGTACAATTAAAGGCGTAGTTGTAAGATTAAATCCCAGTTCACCTATAATACTAAAATCACCATATGTATTAGAATGTGCGGCTATATGTAGCGGAGCTATTGGTGCTCTTGTTGATGGTACTACACATGCTACTGGTGCTAAAACTATGATCTTTCATGGTTATACTGTTATTAGTGATAATGGTGTAGGTTATTGGGTTAAAGATGGCGGTAAAGCAGAAATAGTATCTTGTTTTACTTATTATTGCTATTTTGGTTACACTGCTAGCGGTGGTGGATTTATCCGAGCTTTAAACGGTAATAATAGTTACGGAACCTGGGGAGCTACTAGCAGAGGTTATGATGCTAGCGAAACTCCCTTAACAGGAACACTATTAGGACAACAATTAAACTTTGTATATGGTGGCGGCACAATAACGGCTGGCAATACTATAACTTCAGCAACGGGTTCAGCTATAGTAACTAATGTTCAGTATAGTGCAGATAAAGTATATGTTAGGAATATAACTGGCACTTTTAGTCAAGGTCAGACCTTAACTGTTAGTGGTACTACTGTTGGTACAGTTAAAGCAGGTGCATTAGAAAATCAAAAAGGTTTTGTACTTGTATTAAATGGTCTTAGTAGTATGCCAAAAATCGGTTCAAGCATATCTTTAGCCGGAGATACCTACAGTTATGTTATACAAAGTGTTAGTGGCACCTATGTTAATACTAGTAGTGAAATCGTATTAGTACTAGCTCAGGAAAAACCAACAGGTTCAGCAAGTGGTACAGCTGCTACTATTCGTACAAAATATTCACAGATTCGTTTAACAGGCCACGACTTTTTATCAATTGGTACTGGTGGCACTGCTACTACCAATTATCCTGGCACCCCAACACAACCGTCTGCTCAAGGTAATGAAACAGACGAAGTATTTCCTGGACGGGTATTCTATGTTAGTACTGATCAAGACGGAAATTTCCGTGTTGGAGAATATTTTAGAATTGATCAAGCTACTGGAAGAGCAACTCTAAATGCCAGTGCATTTGATCTGGCTGGTCTAACTAGTTTGAGACTTGGTAGTATTGGTGCACAATTAGGCGAAACTATTAATGAATTTAGTAGTGACGCAACATTAAGTGGAAATAGCAACTTAGCAGTTCCAACAGAATATGCTGTTAAAACTTATGTTGATAGTGGCACAACAACTTTAACTAATAAAACTATTAATCTTACTAGTAATACACTCAGTGGAACACGCGCTCAATTTAATGCAGCTTTAAGTGATGACGACTTTGCTACACTATCAGGAACAGAAACATTAAGTAATAAAACATTGGTAACTCCTAATTTAGGTACACCAAGTGCTATAAACTTAGCTAATGCTACAAATTTACCTGCTGCAAGTATAACTGCAAGTACTACTTCTGCACTAGGTGTTGGTAGCATTGAGTTAGGACATGCTAGCGATACTACTATTACAAGAGTTTCTGCTGGAACAATTGCTGTTGAAGGTGTAAATATAGTTACAACATCTTCTACTAATACATTAACAAATAAAACATTAACAAGTCCGGTAATATCCACTATTGTTAATACTGGAACACTTACACTACCTACAGCTACAGATACATTAGTTGGTAGGGCTACAACAGATACTCTTACAAATAAAACGCTAGCAAGTCCCGTAATCACTGGTACCCCAACAGGTATTACTGCAACTCATGTTGGTTTAGGTAATGTTACTAATGAGAGTAAGGCTACAATGTTTACTAGCCCTACTTTTACCGGTACAGTTACCGGTGTTACAGCAGCTCACGTTGGTTTAGGTAATGTTACTAATGAGAGTAAGGCTACAATGTTTAGTAGTCCAACTTTTACAGGTACTCCAACTACAACAACAGCAGCTGTTGGAACTAATAATACTCAAGTTGCAAGCACAGCATATGTAGTATCTGAAATAGCTAATAGAAGCGCCTCTGCTAGTGATTTTCCATATCTAGTTGCTTCTAATCCTACTACGTTTAGTTATACTACTAACGTATTTATAAGCAGACAATTAGTGGCCAATGCTAGCGGAGCTACTATAACTCCTACGCTAGTGAGTGGTACACTACCAACAGGTAGTTATCTAAGTAATGGATATTTGCAAGGTACTCTTACAACAGGAGGCACTTTTAGTTTTACAGTTAGATTCCAGGCAAATTATTCTATTACTTCGTATGAATTTATAGCAAATGTATCACCAACAGGGCAAGCTATATTTACAACTGCTGGGACATATTCTTGGACAGCACCTGCAGGGGTAACTAGTGTTAGTGTTGTAGCAGTTGGTGCCGGTGGTATTGCTGGAAGAACTTGGTCTAGCATGGGCGGAGGTGGAGGTGGCGGTTTAGGCTGGAAAAATAATATTTCTGTTACACCTGGAACAGCATATACAGTTTGTGTTGGTTGTACTATAGGTAATTGCGCCTGCCCAGATTATAGCTATTACTCCAGTTGTAGTGGTAGTTCCTGGTTTAAAGATTGTACTACTGTAGTAGGTGGCGGAGCGGGGCATGGTCCATTTAATGGAGGTCAATGCTGTATGATGGCCGGCGGTGGCTATGTAGGTGATGGCGGCGGCTATGGAGGAACCAGCAGTAATAGTTGGCCTTGTTCAATAGGTGGAGGTGCTGGAGGGTACACTGGTCCAGGTGGATCACCTTGTTGCGGTAACGTTAGTGATTGGGGAAATGGTTCAGGCGGTGGAGGTGCTAGCGGCGGCTGTATGTATTCTTCAACATACGGTTTAGGTGGAGGAGGCGGCACTGGTGTATACGGCCAAGGATTAAGCGGTTGTCATACTTGTGACTTTAATTCTCAAATTGCTGCATGTGGCGGTACTTTTCAAGGTTTCTTCCCCAATATGGGCGGCAGCTACAATGGCATGGGCGGCATGGGTGGTTCTTATTGTTGTGGTACAGGAATGTTTGGACATCAGGGCGAAAATGGATGGGCGTATTGCTATCATTGCGTTGGCCCTTCTTATAGAGGTTCTGGAGTTTTTTGGGCTAATTGCTATTATAATGTTCCTAACTGTTATCATGTTAGAACTGGCGGTTTCCCAGGAGGAGGAGGAGGAGCAGCAGGCAGTACTAGTAATTGCAACGGCTATGGTGCTGATGGAGCTGTTAGAATTATTTGGCCAGGTAACACACGCTCATTTCCTTCAACACGTACCATTGATGAATAAGAAGGAAATATACGATGAAAAAACTATATATTAAAGTTGATGAAAATAAAAATCCAATAGGTCATCCGCAATATGAAGAAAATTTAATAATGGGATTTGGAGAAACAATATTTGAAACCGGAGAATATGTAGAGTATAGACCTCCACAACTAGATCCTGTAACTGGTGCTACTGCAAGTATTGAATACGATGACGGCGACCCAGTATATATTTTGCATGAAGATGGCTATTTTACTAGGGAGCATAGAGTCAGAAGCTGGCCACAGACTGAAATAGTTGATACATTTGTACGACTGCGTCGTGATAAAGAATTAGCATTTACAGACTGGATTATGTTACCTAACTCCCCTTTTAGTGATGAAGAAAAAGCTAAATGGGCTAAATGGAGACAGTTATTAAGAGATTTAACAAAAAAATACGCTAATGTAAAGTCATATGATGAAATTAAATGGCCATTACCACCAAATCCTGCTATAATAAAATATCCTGTTAATGATAGTTTGACCGAAGAAGTTGAGTATTAATTTATAAACATTAATATACTTGCGACTATTTATATAGTCGCAAGTATAAATATTTTAAAGTATTTATGAAAAAAGCATTTTTAATAGACGGTGGAGCTGGCAGAGTCTTATGTAGTATCCCAGCCTTAGAGCACTATTGTACACATACAAGTAATTCTTTTATAATTATTGCTCATGGATGGTACGAAATATATCTTAGTTCTAGATTATTAAGAGATAAAGTATACAACATTAATACACCTAATTTATTTAATATTTTAAAAGAATGTGAAGTAATCACACCTGAACCGTATAGGTTAAATGCATATTTTACACAAAAATGCAATCTAATACAAGCGTTTGATATACTTATAAATCATGCAGATGATCTAGAACACATTCCAGAAACAAAAACTTTTAGCTTTGATATTGGTCGATCAAATTTTGTATTAGGTCATAAAATTATAGCTGAAGCACAGAATATATTTAAAAAAGAAAAAACTATTGTTCTGCAACCATTTGGTTCAACAGCTGTTATTGAAGGGCCATTTATTTTAGATAATACTGGTAGATCTTTTGAATTAGAAAATATTTATAGTATCGTAGATAAACTGTCTAAAAATTATAATATAATTTTAATGTCAGAATTTAATATGTCACCACTTTTAAAGAATTTAAAAGCATTTAAACCAGATACTCTTACATTACCACAGTGGGCAGGTATTATTAATGCAGCAGATTATTTTCTTGGTTGCGATTCAGTAGGGCAGCATTTTGCTAATTTACTTAATAAACCTACTTCAGTTGTAATAGGCGGAACATATCCAGAAAATATATCTTATTTAAATAATAAAAATTTTAAAGTATACGATAATGGAAACACGAATAGAAAATATTCTCCAATCAGACTAATACCTAGTACGCTCGAAGATAGAAATAATGAAAATCTAATGATACTAGCAGAAGATACAGTTAATCTGTTAGTATCAGATATAAATGAGGCATTAGCTACACAAAAACTTAATAAACAAAATTTTATTACACAAAACTCTAATACGTGTTGTAATCAATAATTAAGGTTAATTTAATGGATATTGTAGGATTGAGTAGAAAAACAGGATATATATTAGGTATTTCCCGGGGCCATAATGCTGGAGTATGCTTATTAAAAGACGGAGATATAGTATTTAGCATCGAGGAAGAAAGACTAAGTAGAAGAAAATATGATGGTGGCCCTTTAGCAGGTATAATTAAAGTATTAGACTATACCGATAAAGTTGACTATATAGCTATTTCTCATACGCAGCAATTGCGTAATAGTGGAGAACCTGCTGGGCGAATAGAATATACTGGGGATGATATTTATACCGCAATGGCACGTAAGTTGGGTTTAATTGATAGAACTGCCGATTTATTTAATCATCCACAAATAATAGATCTAAGTTATGAACACCATAAAATTCACGCTGCTTTAGCGTTTTATAGTTCAGGCTTTGAATCGGCCGCTGCTATTATTATAGATGGAGCAGGGTCGTGTCATTATCAAAACAACGTACTTTTGTGGGAAATTGAAAGCATATTCAATTGCTCTTACAATTCCGGAATAAACACAGTTTATAAGCACCTAGGTTGTAAAGATCCTCTACAAATGATGTATTTAAAGAATAGAAACTTTAATTTCTTAACAGAAAATACATCTAACGCTAATGTACTAATATCGGATCGGGCTGGAATAGTTAAAGCTTATGAAGCTATTACTGCATATTGCGGTTTTAATAGTATAGAAGCGGGTAAAACAATGGGATTATTTCCGTACGGAAATAAAAATGATAATTTACCTGACTTAATAAATGATAAAGGATTATTTCCATTAGTTGATAGAAATGTAATTTTACCAAATTATCCAGGTTCAGCATTTTTTAATAATTATTTATATAAAGATTTTTGTGACGATCCTAGTAATATGGAAGAAGATTTAACTATTTTAAAAGATAGACGAGATGCCGCTTATTGGGTACAAATAAACTCACAAAAAGCAGCATTGGACTATATAATTAAAGCTGCGGAGTTAACCGATAACAAAAATGTAGTACTTTGTGGTGGTTATGGTTTAAATTGCGTAGCAAACTATTATTATTTAGAAGAGTTAAATAATAGAGGTATTAATTTTTATGTTGAACCAATATCTAACGATGGAGGAACAGCTATTGGTGCAGCATTACTTTGGTACTACCATATAACTAAAGATACTAAAGTAAGACCAGTTAAGGAGTCTATATATCTTGGACCAAAGTATGCGTACTCAATAGAGGAAGTTAATAATATAGCCAATAAATATAATGCTACAGTATCAAACACCACTGATAATGAAATAGTAGATTTATTATGTTCTAGAAATATAGTAGCACTTTTTCAAGGTCGCAGTGAAAATGGGCCACGAGCTCTAGGTAATCGTAGTATATTATTTGATCCAAGAGTTAAAGACGGAAAAGATTTTGTAAATACAGTAAAGCGCAGAGAGTATTTTAGGCCTTTTGCAGGTTCTATATTAGAAGAAGATGTTCATACTTGGTTTGATTTACGTGGAATGAATAGTAGTCCACATATGATGTATGCTGTAAATTGTAGGGCAGATGTAGAAAAAATAATACCTAGTATTATACATGTAGATGGTACATGTAGAATTCAAACTGTTACTAAAGAGCAAAATGAGTTGTATTACAATTTAATTAATACATTTAAAGAAAAAACCGGAGTACCTATTCTTTTTAATACAAGCTTTAATTTAGGTGGAGAACCTCTAGTAGAAACTTTAGATGATGCAATTAAAACTTTATTTAACAGTGATATTGAGTATTTGTATTTACCAGAATATAAAATTTTAATTAGTATTAAAAATGACGTTAAAAGAATTAACTAGTGCTAAGCACAAACTAGCAGAAGATCACAGGTTTACAAAACTGTTATTAAGTGGTCAAATATCAAAAGATGTATATGCTTCATTTCTAGCAAATCAATTATGTATCTATGAAACTTTGGAAAACTGTGCAAAAAATTTAATTAATGATATAGTAGACATTAATCGCAGCTTTAAAATTAAACAAGATTGGCAAGAATTAAATTGTAATACCATAGTGTATGCGTGTACAAAAAATTATTGTACATATATAAAATCATTAGATGATTTTAGGCTATTAGCACACATATATGTTAAACATATGGGGGATATGTATGGTGGTCAAGTTATAAAAAAGTTAATCCCAGGGGCAGGAACTATGTATGATTTTACTGATCGCCAAATAGCAATAAAAAAATTGCGTGAAAAATTAAGTGTAACCATGGCAGATGAAGCTAATATTGCTTTTGACTATGCTTTAGAATTATTAGATGTTATATCTGATGAGCACAATATTTGATTTACTAAAACAACACGAAAAAGCTCTAGAGAACGTATTAATTTCTAGAGCTTTTTTATCATCTGCTCCAAATAAATATGAGTGGACAAATAAAATTTTTACCAACTCAAATATTAGACGCGCTCATTTAGACTGCATAGATGTTATTAATACTAAAAAATTATTTATGATGCATTTATGCATATTTCCGGAAGTACACTTACCAAGTCCAATTTATGGATTTGATATAATTGCTGGACCAAATAAAGTAACAGGAGCCTTTTTAGATTTTAGCCCTATTATAGAAAATCATCCACTAAGCACGTGGTACCATGAGCTAACAGAAAATGTCACTTGGTCTAAGGCAAGAACTTTGCCTGACTGGGCAAAACGCATATTTAGTAGTAATATGATAGCTGCAGGTAATATTACATCTATACAAGAATTAAACACTATTCTAGAATTAAGTTTAGTAATGTTACATAAATATTTTGATTTAGTAGATAGTGTAATAACTAAAAATAATTATACATCTAATCAAAATTATTATTGCCAACAGCAAAAATGTAATCCACATACTCCAAGAGTATTAAATAGTATTGGTTTTAGTAAAGAGTTAACTTATGATTTTATACATAACTGCTTATTTCCAGAAATTGTGTAAAAATTATCTAAACATACTATCTACCTTACATATAGGTAAATAGTATGTTTATTTTAAATTTTATACCAAATTGGTTCTTTCCATTATTAGCCACAAGTTGTGTAATATTATTTTTTATAACAAGATTCTTTGCACACCTTATACCACAGGCTAAAGTTATACATTATAGTACTATTCCACTGTTTGCACTTACAGTATTTTTCATGGGTGCAAATTGGAATAATAACTATTGGCAAGATAAATTAGCGGCTGAAACTGCTAAAGTAGAAGCAGCAGCCAAGCAGCAGGAAACTGCCAACCAAGAACTTAAACAAGAACGAGAA